TCTATTCCTTTCTCAGATGCAAACAATAAATTCTTTGCACATTGTTACGATATAAATGTAACTGCAGATTATTTTAACCAATACAAAAGGAGTTACGTCACAATTTCAAACACTACAGGAAATGTGATAGTATCTGGCTCAATGCTTCTGAATACAATAGACCAATTAAACTTAGTTTATAATGTAACCGTATACGGAGAAGCCACAACCTTATGGGAGTCAATGCAGGACAAACTACTCTCGGATTTATCTGCAGATTTTTGGGACACATACGACCATAAAAATACAGTTGCAAATATTGAAGCCTCTTGGACTGGAGGCTTAGTTAATATGGCAGGGGACACAATTCCAGATTTATACTACCCAGTAGAAACTTATGGAACGGAAACAATAGACCCAAATATTGCCCAATTTATTACCAACACGCTAAATTATCAAGCATTCAGACCAAGCATGAAGGTTAAGACTTTGTTTGACCAAATAATGAAAGAGGCGGGATATGAATACGAAAGCACTTTTTTAAGTACTACTGAGTTTACCGACTTGTATTTAGGTTTGGCACCAAACAAAGAACTCTCAATTGTGGCGGAGGCTTATTCTTATGTTTCTGCGGGAAACTTATTTGGGGGGGGGGTGACACTCCCAGATATACAATCAAATGTTTCTCCATACAATAGTCATAGCTTTACTTGGAAAAATATTCCAATGAATGTAGATGACCCTGACTCAGCTTTTGACCAAACTACAGGATTGTACACACCAATAGAAACTGGATTAATTACGTTTGATTTTAATTTTCTTATAAATACAAATGTAAGTCCTTGGGGTTCTCAGAATGCTAAGTTATCGGTAATACCAACGGACACAAATGGAGCAACTGCAAATATTAATATAGTAGGAGCGCCACAAACATCAGTAAGGTTTACGCAATCAGGAACAATTTATATAGCTCAAGAAACTTTTAAAATGACTGTGTATTGCATTAAAAATGTATCATTTGCTTTTACTATTAATTTAGGTAATTTTTCTAGTATCTCAACACTAGGTCAAATACTACTAGGTTTTAGTTTTAAGACTGTTAAAATAGCGAATGTGAGCATAGTAGACCAAGTGCGAAACGAGTCAATGTATGGCATTAAACTGAAACAACAGGAGCTACTTTCAGGACTGACTACAATGTTCAATCTAGTATGGGATAAAGTAGATAGTAATACTTTTAAGATTGAACCATTTAAGGAATGGTTGGCAGGGGGTGATGAAGTTGATTGGACTGAGAAGATTGACAAAGGGGGTTTGATAGGTAATAATATTAAATCAAGAAGTAAATCAATGGAATTTGAATACAAGAAAAGCCCTGATGCATTAATCGAAAGAACAATTAGCGAGAGAGAAGTACCTCCAAATAGTGGCTCATTCAATCCGAACAATACAGATTGGCTAGAAAAAGACAAGACATTAAAAGTCCCTTGGATAGCTCCAGTATTACAACAAGCAGGAAAGGGTGAGGTGTTTTATCCCCAAAGATATGAACTTGAGGACGGAATACCAAAGGCAATTGATGGGGCGCACATAATGGGGTACAAGGTAAGTTATGCTACATCTCCAGATGTGCAAATACTAGATGTTGGTTCTTCTACATTTAAGGCAAACAGCACAATGAACATTCTAAGCCCTTATAAAAACATCCCATTAACAAATAGTACAAAGACATTAGAGTTTAATTTATTCGGTAATGTGTTTAATCATATAGTAGGAAGAAGTCCAGTAAACCTATTTAAGAATATCGCATATAATAGTTTATTCAATGAGTATTGGTACCCATGGTTTAATGAAGTTTATTCGGACAATGCGAAAATGTTTACAGCTAAATTTAATTTGAACCCAGAGGATTCTGCAATTAAATTAAACACCAAGATATTTATAAAAAATGCTTGGTATAGAATAAACAAAATAAACACTCCACAAAACACGAACGGATTAAGTAAATTGGAGTTGATAAAGTTAGTTGATTTTGATGTAAATAACTTTGCAGCTTATAATTGTGACATGGCAAAAACAGGACTAACCGATGGTGTTTTTGAGTTTACTTTTTATGACCCATTACCAACATTATCATTTGGAACTAAAGATTGCTGCGATGCTGTAAATGGTCTTTGGTATGCTTCACCTATTGATGTTGATGGTCTTTATGCAGGGCAGTTTAGGTGTTACTCAGGTGAACAAATCGTAGGGGTTAAAGGACAACCTACTGGCTACACTTACGACTCAGCTACAAACTGGGTATGTATGGAAAAAGAAGGGGAGACTTCTGCGTATGTTAGCCCTTCAAATGTTGCAGCTAGATTAGCGGATGGGTGGTCTTATTGTTAACGAATTAATTTATTATTAAAATCGTAAATTTGAAGCATGATTATAGATGTGATTAATAATTTCAAAGCAGTTCCTAAAAAGGAAGCTAATACAGAAATGATGGCAATCGCTTTAGGCATGAATGAATTAGTTTTTTCCATACCTAAAATGTGGAAACAGGAAAACCTTAAAACAAAAGTAAAGAGATGGGCAAAACAATCAAAATAAAATACGATGTAGATACAGGTGAAGCTGTAACTGATACCGAAAAATTAACAGGAGCAACCGAAGATTTAGGAAAGACATCAAAGGATACCGCAAAGGATTTAGAGGGCATCGGAGGAAGCGCAAAGAAATCTGCAAAAGGAGTTAAGAAAATAGGGGTTTCGATTGGTGGTTTAGTTAAAGCTGCAGGAATAATTGGGTTAATATCAATAGCTTTTGATATTTTAAAAGAAGCATTCACAGGAAACCAAAAGGTGATGGATGCAATGAATACAGCAACGACTGCTTTAGGTATTGCATTCAATGACTTATTCGGTTTTATATCAGATAACATCGGACCAATTACAGGTTACTTTAAGAAGATATTTAATGACCCACAAAAAGCATTAAAGGATTTTGGAAAAGCCATAAAAGATAATATAATAGAGCGTTTTAATAGTGCTTTAGATGTTCTTGGTTATCTAGGAACAGCCATTAAAAAGGTTTTCGAGGGTGATTTTGATGGAGCGATGGAGGCTGCTAAACAAGCAGGAAAAGAATATGTAGACGTTTTAACAGGAGTTGATGGTAGTTTTGATAAAATAGCTGACGGAGCCAAGAACCTAGTTGAATCAGTAACCGAATACACTAAGTCAACTCTCGAAAACGCTGCGGCAATAGTTGAGCAAGAGAAAGCAATGGCATCGCTCGAAAACCAACAAACAAGGATTCGGGAAGCTGCAGATAGAGATGCAGAACTTCAAAGACAAATAAGGGACGATGTAACGAAAGGGATTGGTGATAGGATTAGAGCAAATGAGCAATTAGGAAGGGTATTAGAGAAACAACTAGCAGATGAACAGGAAAACATTAAGGGAAGAATAGCAGCTATAAGAGCTGAGAACGATGCTTTAAATATCACACAAGAAAGACTAGACGAAATTTATGTTTTAGAAACAGAACTATTTGCAGTTGAAGCAGCAAACGCAGGATTCTCATCTGAGCAGCAAACAAATAAAAATGCGCTATTAAAAGAACAGTCTGATGCTATGTTAGTACTGCAAGAAATAGGGCTTTCAGATATGGAACTGGAAATCCTAGCAGCTGAACAAGAAGCAGAACTAAGAAGGCAACAACTAGATTTATTCATTGAAAACGAAACGGAAAAGCTAGAATTTGAAAAGGCAATACTAGATGATTTAAATGCAAAGAAAGATGATATTGCTGCAGCGGAAGCACTAAGAATAAGTAATAAGGAACAATTAGACTTAGATTATTGGGCGGGGGAATCAGATAGGGCAAAGAAAGATACTAAAAGAAAAAAAGCTAAACATCAGCAAGATGTAAATGATTCATTTAATGCAGCAAGTGCTACGCTTGATATACTCACCCTATTTGCAGGAGAAAACACAAAACTACAGAAAGGAATAGCTATTGCACAGGTCACTATTGACACAGCTCAAGCAATTATGGGAACATGGTCTGGTTATGCATCTATGGGTATTCCTGGAGTTATATTAGCAGCCGTTCAAACTGCAGCAATTGTAGCAACTGGTATAGTTCAGATTAGTAAAATCAAGAGTGCAAGCAAAACAAGCTCGGTTACGAAACCGCAAATGCCAAGTTTACCTAGTTCTAGTTCTGCAACTGAACAAAGCGGAGGCGATGCAGCTCCAGTTCCTGCAGTAGATAATTTAGCAGGGTTTGGGATACTACAAGAAACACCTAGGGCGTGGGTTTTAGAAAGCGATGTATCAAGTAATGTTGAAGCTAATAGAAGATTGGAACGGAGAGCAATTTTAGGATAGTAAAACAGGCTTAAAATACCTTAATTATAAAATACCTACATTTGTCAAATGGAAATCATTGAGTTAATCATAAATGAAGAGAACGGAGATGGAGTGTTTGCTATTAGTTTAGTAGATAAACCTGCAATCGAGCAAGATTTTATGCACTTTAATAATCAAACACCTTTGAAATTTGCAGAGATAGATGAAGACCAGAGATTAATTGCGGGTCCTATTCTAGTTCCTAATAAATTAATCTATAGAGAAAAACAAAACGGTGAACCTTTCCATGTTTTCTTTAAGCCCTCAACAATCAAACAAGCATCAGAATTATACTTGCAAGAAGGCAGACAGTCATCTGCAACTGCACATCATTTAAGCCCAATAAAAGGAGTAACAATGGTTCAATCCTGGATAGTGAACGATTCAGAAGTAGACACATATAAATCTTACCAACCAGAAGTAGAATTACCAAAGGGTAGTTGGTACGGAGTTTTTAAGGTTCAAAATGATGAGGTTTGGGAGGCTGTAAAGTCAGGAGAGTTTAAAGGTTTTAGCATAGAAATATTAAGTACACAAATAAATTTAGAAAAAATGGGAGTTTTCACAGACTTATTAAAAAAATTCGAAGAAACGCCAGAGGGTGACAACTTCGCAGTAGCAATTACAACTGATGGCAAAACGTTATCTTCTGATGCAGAGGATTTCAATGTTGGCGAACCAATCTACATAGAAGTAGATGGAGAGAAAATGGCAGCACCAGTTGGAACATACGAAACAGAAGATGCTACAATTATTGTTGTAGAAGAAGAAGGTATTTTAGCTTCAATCACACCTGCAGAGGATGTAGATGAAAGCTTAATTACTGAAAAAGAATTTTCAGAGTATAAAAAATCTCAAGAGGTAATCTTGGAAGGTTTGAAAAAGATACTAGAAGGTATGAACTCGGAAACAGAAGATTTGAAAAGTCAAAATACTGAGCTGAAAAGTGTCAATGAATCATTAAGAACCGCAAATGAAAGCTATGAAGCTGAGTTGAGCGCTCATTCTAGTTCTATTGAGGCATTAAAGGCACCAGTAGTTGAGGAAATCAAACCAAGTGCAGACGGACAAAGTAATAAAGAAAAAATAGTATTCGATATGGGTACGGCAAAAGGTCGCTCGGAAGCGGTTTTGGCTCGATATTCTAAATAATAAATAAAAACATTTAAAAAATGGCAACAAACATCACGACCTCTTATGTAGGTCAAACAGCAGAAGGTTATGTAGCAGCGGCAACGTTAGCAGGACCAACTCTAGCAAACCCAAACATTACCGTACATGAATATGTAGAAGGTAAATTGGTAGTAAGGAACCTCGATGCAGGTGGAACATTAATAGCTGACGCAACTTGTGACTTCACATCATCAGGAGACGTTAATTATTCAGAAGGTGTTTTGGATTTGAAAGCGTTACAAATTAATCTACAAGATTGTAAGGAAAATTGGACTAAAACTTGGGAACAAGCAAACAGAAGAGCTTTAATTCTTGACCAAGCCCCTCCGGCAGAAATGGCTGATTGGATGCTTGAGAAATTAGGTAAAAAAACTAGCGGCTCAATTGAAAATCTAGTATGGAATGGTGACTCCGTTACTGCAGGTGAATTTGATGGACTTATCAAAGCAATCTCAGCAGCTAAAACTGCAACTCCAGATGTAGTATTCGGAGCAGTTATAACTAAGGACAATGTTATTGATGCACTTCAAGCAATGATGACAGCAGTTGACCCTGCAGTTTATTCAACTTTGGGTGAAGAAGATGGCTTTGCTATCTATGTGCCAATGCTAGTAGACCAAATGTATCAATTAGCTTTAGGTGTTAATGCTGGTGGTTCTTATGGTGGAACAGTTACAGTTGATAGAAAGCCTATGAACTTTAATGGTATTCCTTTGATTCCTACTCCAGGACTTACTTCTACTACTATGGTTGGAGCTAAAAAAGGTGATCTTCATTTCGGTTGTAATCTTTTAGCAGACAATAACGAAGCTAGAATTATTGATATGACTCCTACAGATGGAAGTCAAAACTTTAGATATGTTTTAAGATTCCAAGCCGATACAATCGTGACGAATCCTACAAACATAACTTGGGGAACATTTACAGTTTAACTTTAAAATTCAAAGAAAATGCCTTGTAACTTAACGAAAGGAAAAGACCTCACTTGTAGAGATACGACTGGAGGAGTGAAAAATATGTATTTCACTAATTACGATGCTACTTTGAACTCAACAGTAACTAGAAGTGCAACTGGTGCGATTACAGATTATGCAGCCATCACATTTTACAAATATGTGATGCCTCGTGGAACGTCTGGATTTGACCAAACCATTAATACTTCTCTTGAAAACGGTACTACTTTTTATGAGGGTACCGTAACTTCCATTTTGAATGGGTTAACTCAAGAGGACTTAAATGAGCTACACTTATTAGTTGTTGGAACTCCTCATGTAGTAATCGAAACACAAAGCGGTACATTTTACCAAGTGGCTATCCAGAATGGATTGGTTGCAGGTGGAACTGCAGGAACAGGAATCGCCCTTGGTGATAGAGTAGGGGCTGCCCTTGCTTTTATCTCACAAGAGCCAGCACTTGCTCCAACCGTTACTGACTTTTTATCTATATCAAACGTGACAATAGTGTCAGCGGTTTAAAGTCTTTTACCTCATAAATAATGAAAGCCCTTGCATATTGTAGGGGCTTTTTTTTTATGCGTATATTTGGAGAATGTTTTTATCTAATAATGTGTTAGCGATAAACCTTTTCCAATATGGAGAAACTGCAGATTTGCTTAGTCAATATAGTATTGAATTTAAACCGAGAGAGAATGACCAAACTTATACACTCTTATCTTATCCTGCAACAGCTACAGAAAGGCTTTTTAGCTTTAATGTAAGCAGCTTACTGTTACCGTCTTCTCAATATACTTGTGTCATATCACGAAGTGCTGTAATTGTAACTACATTTAATATTCGTTCTAGTGAGTCAGTTGCAAAAACTTACTATGAATCATCAATTATAGACAAGACCTATGAAGAGTAAAGAAATAACAAATAGTATGATGTTTTTGGGCGAAACATACAAGAAGGCAGAAGCTGTTGAGAACTCAAAAGGCAAGTACATTGAACTTAAAACTGATGAAGGCTTTGATTACAACGATTATTTAATTGCATTATTCAAAGGATCAACTACACATCATGCCGTCATTCGTGGAATGAGTGATTATATCTTTGGAAATGGTTTGGCAGGGGTAGGTTCGGAGTTGTTTTCTGATGAAGATTTAAGAAGGACAGCTTTAGATTTAAAACTATTTAACAGATATTCATTTCAATGTATTTGGAATAGGGCAGGAACTCAAATTGTAAAGGTTAAGCATTTGCCAGTTTCAAATATTCGACTAGACTCAGAAATGAATGGATACTGGTATTCTGACAATTGGTCTAGTTTCAGGAAGAAACAATTTATGCCAAAGCATTTCCCTAAAATGGGATTAAGTGAAAGGGACCAACCACAAATATTTTTGTACCAACCTTATGTATTAGGCGCTTTACATTATAGCCTACCAGATTACATGGGCTGCATTCAGTATGTAGATTTGGAAATTGAAATCGCTAATTTTCACAATTCAAATATTAAAAATGGTTTTGCAGCAAGTTCAATCATAAATTTTAACAATGGTATTCCAGACGAGCCTACACGAAAAAAGATAGAACAAAGTGCCAATGATAAATGGAGCGGTTCAAGCAACGCAGGACGTTTAATAGTTACGTTTAACCAAGATAAGGAACACGCAGCCGAGTTATTATCTGCGCCAATTTCAGACCTAGATAAACAGTATGAGTTTTTAACGTCTGAAAGTGCGCTTAAAATAATGACAGGACACAGGGTAACTTCGCCAATGTTGTTTGGAATAAAAAGCGATACTGGATTGGGTAATAATGCAGACGAGTTGAAAAATGCTTTTAACCTTTTAAACGAAACGGTAATCGAAGGATATAGAAGACAGATTGAATTTGGAATTAATGATATATTAGAGATTGGAAATGTGCCACATGAGTATGTTACTTTCGTGCCTTACTCTCCAGATTTCGAAGGATTGTCTCAGGTTGTCAATGAAGAAGGCGAAGAGGTTACAAATGACGTTGCTTCTACACTAGGAACGTTATCTCCTCTAGTAGCTACAAAAGTACTTGATGCAATGACTCCAGACGAGGTTAGAGATATAGTAAAATTAAAGCCAAGCGATGAAACTGTAATCATTGAAGAGAACACAGGCGGAAAAGAAAGCTTTAAAGACGAGCAACTTTCTACAGATTTGGAAGTATTAGACCTTTTCGAGATGGTCGACTTTGATTTAATTGAAGATTTGAACGAATGGGAGCTTGTGGAATCCGTAAATATGGAGACAGGTGAAAGTGTTTTACACGAATTAGCTACTCCTACAGAAAAAAAGATACTAAACAAAGACTTAAAGGGTACTGATGCAAGGCGAAAATCAAGGTTAGATACAGATGACTACATTATAAGGTTCTCTTATGGTGGTCCACCTCCGATTGCAACCTCAAGGACCTTCTGCACTCTGATGAAAACAACCCACAAAAAGAAAGTTTTTAGAATTGAGGACATTAATTCACTAACAAACAAAGAAGCAAACAGACCATTTGGAGATTATTCTATATTTGAATGGAAAGGAAGTTATAATTGTAGACATCATTGGATTGCATCACTACGAAAGCGC